CTTTACTGTGATGTCCCTACCGACCCGGCCCGTGCGGTGGACTGCTCCCTATTGGGGCAACCCTGCCTGGGAGGCACTAGTGGGGCGACCAGGAAGTCGTCCAGTCCTAAGTGCTTCGGTCGAGGTCCGCAGGTTGCCTGTCGTGCTGCAGGCAAAACGAAAAAACAGCACCAAGGATGCTTTCCCGGGGGGGGCACCTTTCAAAATTTACCCTCGGAACCTTGCTGGGTTGACCCTAACCCATGCCCGGCCGTCTCGGGATTCGTCTCTCGTGGTGTCCGCCGGGAAAAAGAAAAGACAAAGGGAAATTTGTTCGCGATCCTCGGAGACCAGTCTCTGGAGGACGAACAGGTACTTGAGGAGTGCGCCAACCTCGCAAGTAATAAACGGAAGGCGCAAAAGATCGTGAAGTTTTTAGGAACAGATCGGTCTTTAAAGCCGGTTCGACCGGTACCGGATCTGATCCCGTGTGGTTCCCTCCGCACGGCGGTCTCGTCAATGTTCAGCGGTTCACAGCTTACCTTAGCTGACGCGCTGTCCATCAAATCCACCGCCAAGGTGGAGAAAAGCACTTGCAAGTTCTGTAAAAACCTACAGGACGCAAAGATGGATACTTGGACAAAAGAAAGGTTATCCCCTCAAGAAGTAGATGAGGAGCACTTGGAAAGCTTCGCTAAGGCTTTTCGCTCTAACGTCGAAGCGGGATGGAATCGAGCAGCCGCGTGGATGCCCTATGTCCCTAATGGGCATGCCACGAAGGAACATAGCCGATGTGCAGGTGGGAATTGGAACGAGGAAGAATTCTCGGTCCACTGCGAACCCACAGGTGTTGTGAGCTCGGGTAAGTTTCGGATTGTAACCCTTTTTTCCGGTTACAACGTATCCGTTTTGACCCCGCTACACCGCGCATTGTACGGCTCGATTCAAAGGAAGGGATGGCTTCTTGTGGGTAGCCCGACCCGTGAGCGGCTTCTCCACCTCGACCAAGCGGCCGAGGGAAAGCAATGGTTGTCTTTCGACTACGAGCAGGCAACTGACAAAATTAAGATAGCGTACGTACGGAGAGCTATCGAAATCTTGATAGACAGAGCTGAGGGATTGACTTCGGACGAAATCAGGTGCTTAAGAGTAGTAGGTGACCTCAAGTTGTGGCTTGACGACGAGAGGACCTACTCATCTGCAGCTAGCGGTCAGCCCATGGGTAGCCCCATGAGCTTTCCGTTGCTGTGCCTGATTAACAAGACCGTTGTTGATCTCGCCCTCAACTCCCTGCTAGAAAGAAGGGTCATCACCGTGAAAGAGTGGCGCAAGCACCCGTGC